TCAAGGGCGAACCCTCCACCCCTCTTCGTTATTTGGGAAAACACTCTTGTCTTGACCTCTTTCCCTTCGTTCCAGTTGGAAACAATGGGGATACGATCACCGTCGATGTGAGATTCAAGTAGCTCTTTCGCTAAAACGATGCGCTCCTCCCCGTTGCGCTTTGAAAGCAGGACGCGGTGCGGAGGATTTACCAAGCAATCAATCGACCGGGATTGAAGGTGTACCATTTCCCCGCTATATGGCTGTAGATTGATTCCGGTCGCCTTTTGCCATTGGAATTCCTTCGTTACCGGCTTGCGCGTGGCAAACTTATCACTCTCAATATCCACATCCGTAAATCGCTTCCATCCGCGCTGTGTGAGAACTTCTGTGTCTTCGCTGTAGCACCAGTTCTCCGGGCAGCACACCATCACGTCAGGGCAGGTCCCTTCTGCCCAAAAATTCAACATGTACATCGTCTTGCGAACCTGCTGGGTCGCCTCCATCAGGATCTGCTCAACCTCAGAGTATCCGTAGATCGGGAACTGAGCCCACCGATGCCGCGGCATGTAGACAATCTCGCGCTCAGTGAAGTTGTCCATCGGGAGGCCCTTGACGATCTGGACGTATGCCAGAGACGGCCAGTCAGGGATGCGGCCGCGGTCGTCCACTTTTGGCACGATGGTATTGCCGTCGATCACTTCCAGCGCGTAGGGCTTTGTGCCGGCTCGATTCTTCCAGATGTAGACGGTGGCCGCATCGATGGTGTACCGCTCGCGGAAGATCATCTCCATCCATTGCGGGTACGGAATCTTCCGGTCTGGCATCTTGAAAAAGGCGTTGAGTTCCTTGATGCGCGGGTCGTCTTCCGACTTCACGCCCTTGGCTGGGTTCTTCAGGATAAACTTCCACGGCAGGCTAACCAGTTCGTCGACACGCGCGCTAAGTTCGTTGGCGATGATTCCCGAGCCGCGCACGATGCCCCGCAGCATCTCTCCAAGGACGATGTGCCGGTTGACGATCTCAAGGTTGTATCCGGTGGGATAGTCCCACTCGCGGGCATCCAAGATCGACGGGGGGCCAAAGGGCGCTACGGGTTGATAAGGGCTGAAGCGGTTGCGCTCTTCGTCTACGTCGGGGATGAAGTCGGATGGCAGGAGGCGGTCATCAGGGCCAGGACGGTCGTTTTCAGGGTCCCGATTTGGAAGAGTAGGCCGAACGCCACCGCGATTCCTTGCGCTCAAGAGTCCATATCTCGGATTCAGGAGCGTCATCGAGCCGCCTGTAGCGTCCGGCATCTTCTGCAATGCCTTGTCGTTCAGCCGTTTTCCAAACACTGTATCGTCGTTGATCTCTGTCGGTTCATCCCACAAGGCCATGGTTTGTGCTCCCGTGGTCTAGTGTATCAACGACGGGCCTTCAGGTAATCTTTCAGCGGGTTTGATTCAAATTGTTCGATCACTTCGAGCACGGTCGATTTTGCGCGTGACAAGAGATAATCGGTCACGATTAAACCTTGAAATGGCTCAAGTGCTTCTCGTATCGGAGCCTCTGGCGATGGGTCTACGTCTGATATGTCAAGAGTCCCGGCTTTGAATTCGATTTTCATAGATCCTCACTTTCCTTGGCACATCAGGCACTTGCAACCCGGTGCGTGGGCTGGACGGGCATCACGGTTGTCGGCAAGACTGAGGTTTTCTGGTGTCCTGCTAAGGGCGCGCTTTGGCACCAGTTGGATGTTCTTTCGAGTCCTGCCAAGCTTCGGGGCGACAAGGGCTTGAATCGTCCGCTTGGCTGCGTCCGTCTTGCCGCCGCGCTGGTGGCCCTCCGCTACCTCAACAGGACACAGAGCAGCCCAAAGCCCGTTTACGATCACCGCAGTTTGGCTCATTGATTCCGCTTTGGCCCGTTCGTCAATCCTTGCCGCCAGTTCATCGGGGAGACGTATTGCAACCAGTTTGCTCATGGACGGATTGTATAACAGTCCCGATGCGTATAACAAGCAAAATTGTATAACGCATCAGGACGCCCACGATGGCCTTGCGCAGTCCGGGTGCATCCGGCGTATGCCCTCTTCAACCACGGTATCGCCAAGAGGTTTGCCGCAATGATCGCAGAGGTCTTGGGGCGCAAGGGCAGCCATAGCGCGGTTGTAGGCGGTCAGAGCGGGTGCTTTGACGGGTGTGGCGATGGTAGATGCAGGTCTAAAGCCAGGAGTCTTGGGGTTAGGGTCCTGATCTCCACCCGTTTGCACCGCCGTGATGCCCTGGTAATACTCCAGCAGCCCGGCGCCGTTCTTTGCAACTTTTGCAAATGCCAGCATGATTGCCTCAGCACGGTCCGGGCTCTTGACGCCACGCTTCCGCATCGCTTCCTTGGACTCAATCTCCGTCTGTCCGCGGCTGTTTGGCTTCCACCGGATGCTGGCAAGCTGTGAGATAGACGTTTCGTCTAAGAGTCCTGCCAGGTCGCCGCTCTTTGCGCGCATCCGCAAGCCCCAGTACAGTTCAGCCTTGAGGTTCACGAACTGCTCTTTGTCCGCCGGCGACTCGCCCACGTTGACCGCGTTGGACGGGAATCCAAGGTCTTGCAGGTGTTTGTGGAGGTAGTAGCCGATGCCAGCCGAGTCAACGTTGAGAGTCCCGATTGTGTCTCCATACTTCCGGAGTGCGCTCACCAGCTCTCCGCGGGGATCTGGATTGCCCCAGCCTATGATTTCGAGAATCTGGAATCCGCAGCGGGCCACCATGACCGTCTCATCCTCGCCAGGACCCGCCACGTCGATTCCGATGCCCACCTTGCCCTCGTATGTCCGCGTGTCCCGTTGCGCGCGCTCCAGCCATGCCAGAGACAGCAGGGCATCAGGACTCTGAGAGGGGAAGTCTCCCATTACTCGTGAATCCCAACGGAAGTCTCCCGGCCCCCACTCCTCGAACCGCTCCTTGACCCACCGCCTGGTGGTCAGCCATGGCATGACGTTCTGGTCAAGCTCTTCTTCGGACAGGTCCATCAGGTCGCGGCCATCAGGATCACCTAGGGTTACGGTGATCGGAGCGCCTTCTGAGTCCTGAGCCTCATACGAAAGCTTGATGCCTTCGAAGTTGGGTGTGTCGAACGCACTGATGGTGAACGGTTGGATGCTGGCGCGCTTGCTGTGGAACTCGTCGTAGAAGGCACCAGAGGATATGGTGGGGTTTCCCAGCTTCAGGATGCGCACATCGCCGCCGGCCCGGATGCCCTCAATCGCTTCGATGATCTTCGGGTCAACGCCGGGAGCCTCATCGATGATGATCAGCACATGGTCAGCGTGGAAGCCCTGGAACTTGACGCCCTCATCCTGCTGCTGGACGGTCGTCGTGAAGCCGAGCGCGTACCGCATCGGGTACTTGGTTTTATCGAACTCCAGCTTTGTGAGGTTGGCAGATGGGAAGGGGTATTTGCTCTTGACGAGGGCCTTGTGGATTTCACCCCACATCAGGACCTCGACCTGCTTTTTCGTGGGTGCCGTGGTCACCACGATGGCGTTCTCGTACCGCGCCAACCACCAAAGCGCGAGTTGCGCCGCTTCAAAAGTTTTGCCGCTGCTATGGCACGCTTTTACGTTGACCTTCGCCTGGGGCTTTGTGAGCGCCATGGCGATTTCTTTCTGCACGCTCCACAAGTCGGACCCCAGCCAATGTAGTACAAACTTGACTGGGTTCACGAGTGTACTACGGATTTTGGCCTTCTGTACTACAGTGAGCGGCTTCATTCTCCCTTGAGGATACTATCGAGCACGCTCACCTGCACTGGATTGTCTTTGTCGCCGGCCAGCGTGGTGCGGTCACCGAACTTTGCCTTGTTCGTTCCCTTCAGCAGGAAGATCAAAAGCGTATCACTGTACTCCTGGACATAGCCCACGCGCTTCCCACCCTGGTAGACCGGCTTCTTCACGCCCTCATAGGCCCTGCGCTTCGCCTCATCCTCAAGCACCGCCTCGCCCTCCACTTGGGCTTCATCCCACGCTTGCCGGAACTCCTCATCCTGCCGGCGCCACTCGTAGGCGCATGTCTTCGGTAGACGGCTCAACTTGCACGATTTACTGATGTTCCCTGTAGCCTTCAAAGCCTCAAGGAACTTCGCGCGCGTTTTAGGGGAGCGTTTTGAACGAGGTGGAGGGCCTTTTACGAGGTTTGCCATGAGTTTATTAAACCTTTGTTTTCTTGAAGTCGCAGTGACATCTACATGCCCAACGCGGGTCAGGCCCCATGAACACTTCCCACACGTCAATGAGCCAACGGCGTTGACACCGGCAAGAGCATGTCTTCCCGTCACATCGGTGATGGTTCACGTTCAGCGCGCGGATGTCTTCCATAGTCAAAGGCTTTTGTAGTACAGCCATGCTACGCCGCCCGCTTCGCCGGCA